GTGTTGATGGCCGTACCAACGGACTTGGCCATGTTGGTCATGTGTCCAAGTGCTGTGGAGGCAGCGGTCTTTGCTGCATCAGCCATTTGGAAGAACGGTGCAGTCATCGGGTGGATTGATGCAGCAACTACAGCAGCAGTAAACGTCTTGGAGATGGAATCCTTGACAGACCCGAGTGCATTCTTGGCGGATGTTGCCATGGCACCGAGAGCCGCGCCAACGGCTGCTGGGGCTGCTTTAATTGCGTTGACGGCAGGTTCGAGTCCCTTGCCGATGTTCTCTAGGTGCTTGGACGCATAGAGCGCCTGAGTCTGAATGACTTCCCTGAGCTTGCCCATGGCAAAGCCAACACCGGGGCCAGCAAGTGTCTTGGCGATATTGGAGACTCCGTCAGCCACCTTCTGTCCAGCGTACTGGAGCGCCTTGCCTACTTCTCCCGGAAGAGCCTTGAGGGCCGGTCCAAGCATGTTGGCAGGGAAGACGTTGGCAAGTCCTCTACCGATGTCAGCAATCTTGTCCTTGGCAGCGGTGAAGTAGCCTGTGTATATTCGGGCTACGTCTGCTAGCTTGGTCCCGACGTTCCTGAAACCATCACGGACTTCCTGAGGGAAGAGAGCTTCCCCCATGACCTTGCCCATCATGGAACCGAATTCCTTGATAGGAGTTCCAAGCTTCTTTACTTGGTCGCCCATCTGGGAGAAGGTCTTCTTGAAGCCCTCACCGATAGCTGACGCGGTGTGCTGAGCCATCCAGCCGATCTGGCTGAAGGACTTACCGATGGCTCCAGCGGTGACGGAAGCTGTACCTGCGAGACCGGAGAATGACTGCTTGACTGCACCAATGGACCCATTAGTGTCCCAAGCCTTCGTTACAGTATCACGTACGTTGGCAATTCCATCCCTCATCTTCTGAAGAGGGCTGGCCATATCGCGTACACCTGTAGCAGTGTTCTTGAGCGGGCGGTCCAGCAGCTTGAGGGCAAGTAGGAATAGTCCAACTGCCATAATAGCATTACGGACGATTTCTGGCAAGGCAGCGAAGCCTTCCAGAAGACCACCAACAGCTTCAGCGATCCCCACGATAACGGGGGCAATGACCATTAGGATGTTCTGAATGAAGATGTTGAATACAGGAATTACATCCTCAACACCCTTCTTGAGGCCTGCAACGATCTTCTGAAGTGTATCAGCTAGGTTGTTGAGTCCCGGAGCCATGTTGACAAAGAGTACAGAGGCAATCTCGCCAATGTCACCGATCATGGTACCGAAGTCCGAGAAAGCAGGCGTCATGAGATCCATGGCCTGCTTAGCGCCATCCATTGCCTCAATGAGTCCAGCACCAAGGCCGGTACCGTCAAACATTGCAGCAATGTTGGACATGAAGGAGCCACCGATTTGACCGGCGAGTGTTAGGAATCCTGAGAGCGCAACGGTACCGTTACTAATGATCCTCTTGATATCATCGAAACCTTCACCAAGAGCCTTGACACCCTCTCGGGCACCCTGTAGAATCAGGATAAGTTTTGACTGAAATGGCTCGGAGTTGATGAGACCGGCGAGGTTCTTCATGCCCTCAGCGAGGTCAGCGAGGCCCTTACCACCGGAAGCAGCAGCGGCCTGTGTGAGTCCCTTGAAGACGTTGACTGTTTCACCAGTGATCTTCCAAAGGCTGGACATGTTGGCTTCAGCTTGAGTGATCCACTGATCCATCTCGCCGCTCTCAGAAACACGAGTAGCCCAAGCGTCAAAGCGGGTTGCAACCTCAGTGAGCTTGGTTCCGTAGCGCTCAAGGTGCTTTGATCCGGTAAGGGAGATAGTGTTTAGGGCATCAAAGAACGGCTTGGCTGCACCTGAGGCAGCAGCTAGACCCTTGTTGATGTTTAGGAACAGCTTATCCATTCCGCCGTTCTCAGCGAACTCTTGGAAGGAGGCGAGGGCACCCTTGACAAACTTAGCAGTCTCTCTAGAAGCACCCTGCATTCCTTCCTTGATAGCACGGAAGGCAGGCTTCATGAAGTCCTGAATGGCTGTTCCGAGTTCCTTCCAGAACTCAGCCTGAGATGATTTGCGGAGTTCCGCACCTGTCCCCTTCAGAGACAGCGCAGCCTTTTGTGCCTCAATAGGCAGCTTAGCCAGCGCCTCAGCAGCCTCCTTAGGATCTGAGGACAGGGCTGCACCAAAGTCTTTGAACCCAAGGGTTAGTGCAGCAATTGCAACACCCATGGAGGTTATGATGGCAGGAGCAGTGTTAAGGAGGCCCACGGTTCGGGCAATATCCCCACCCATGGTGAGGATATTGGCACCGCTTGTAAGGGCCATGGCTCCAACGGAACCGATGACTGTCAGCACCTTGGCAGCGCCGATTGCAAGAGATTCGAAGCTGGCGAGTACGCCAGTTACGGATGCTCTAACCTTATCGGCAGGGATAGCTCCCGCGATGGTGTAGCCGATACCCTTGAATGCTTTTTCGATATCAGGGGCGATGTGAATGTATGGGAAGATGTGGGCAGTTCTGCGTCGAGAGACAGCAGCAAGTTGCGCTTCAGCACGAAGTGTGTTAGCATCGGCTGTAACGGTTGACGGCATCTCCCTGTACGTCTCACGTACGGCCTGCAATGCAGCGTGCATCTGAGAAGTATCAGCAGTGGAAATGACCTCTAGAGGATTGTCCTCGTAAAGCTGGTGAGCTTCTGCCAGACTGTCAACAACACTTTGGTCTTCAACCTCAACCGTGAACTTTAGCGGGTCGGTCTTGACTTCCTGACGGAGTTCAGCTATCTTCTTACGAATTGGAGCAAGGTTGACATCAGCCTCAAGAGCCAGTTTGACATCCTTGATCTTCTTCATTGCATTGTCGATATCACGCTGTAGATTTGTATCTAGTGCGCGTATCTCAACGTAAGCAGATCCTATGAGTGCCAACCTGTGCTCCAACTCTTAATTCAACGGGGAGAAGGGGAGTCCTGCGTAACCGTCATCAGTCGGCTCGATGTATTCCACTTCACTATAATCAAAATCAACCGCCGGATCGTCCGTACCACTGGTTGTGTAAATCTTTTCGAAAGCAAGCCTGATCTTCAGCAGAACATCTTCAGTCTCTGCGTTCTTGAGGGCTTCCTCTACGAGAATGTCATCAATCATATTGAACGATCTCTCGCTGCCCATTTCATTGAACATTCGTTTGAGATCAATCCCCTTGCGGAGATGGTGGCCGTCAATATACGGCCACCATTTGATGAAGTCGCGTCCTACCCCTAGGACGCTACCGTAGGGCGCGAGGAACGCTCTTCAATCAGATAGGCTACGATTTCCGATAGCTTCTCGATCTTGATTTTGTGATCCGGGCTATGGATGATAGCATCGAAACGCTTGAAGTTTGCTTCGTCCATGGACGCCTTGAGATATGCAAGGAGTCCCTTGGCAGTCTCAGCGGAGTTCTCGCCGCTCGTAGCTGCAATGAACTCTAGGGTTACGGCTCCGGAGACCTCTCCGTATGCCTCAAAAGTTTCACCCTTCACCAGTTCGAACTCGATGGGTTCTACCGGTGCTTCTTCAGTCTCAGAGATGAAGGACTTGATTTTACGTGCTGCCATGGTGTATCCTAATGTCGTGTGAAAATGTCTTCTGTCAAATGACTCTGCGTAGGTTATCTGTGAGATACCTATTGGGTTTTGTCCCCGGATGGTGGACAAGTTTGCTATACACTATTCTACCACGAGAATAGAACCTCAGTGTTTGCGCCCTACGCGGGGTTATGATATGAGGTCGTGTTCCTTGGTGGTGCATGAGTGCAATTCGGTTGTCAGAACCGATGACGGCAGTGAGACCGCCACCGCTCCGGACCAGCCTAAAGTTAATGGAGCGTTTGAGCGCTCCGGTATCGACCCCAACTTGGGCCTTGGCAAGTAGGGCTACTCTTTGTCCAAGTTTGGTAAGATAGCGCCCTACTTCACCGTCAGGGGAGGTCATGAGGCGCTTCATTGCCGCTTCGTCAGCAACGAAATAAGCCATAATTACCCTTCGTAAACGTTCGACAGTGCCGACGTGGTGAGGATAAGTGTCATGGCCTGAAAACCGCCCTGTGGCTGGCCTGCTGAGACATCAGCCAATGATCCAACCAATGTAGTCTCACCGGCCCTTAGACCGGCATCCAGCAGCAGCATAGCATCAACCATCTGCTTGCGGGCGTGGGCGCTCTGCACTTCGGCAGGAACCATCTGATACCCTGTCACTGTCTGGCCATATCGAGATGGCACCAGTGTTGCGGGGTTGGCGTCAGTGGTGTTAGAATTGGGGACTGCTCGGACCACTTCAACAATGTAGACTCCGGTACGTGGTGTGGCGCACTTGGCCGGTTCCTGAGCTTGGGTACCCGGAAGACCCGAGTACCCTTGCTCAAAGGAGACCGTCACTTGTTCACAATCGTGAACTGTACTACCTTGACCACCAACCGCGAGATACCTTCGATCCGGAAGGGCTACCCCATGATCGGCATACGTCGCTACAACTGTGTTGAGAATGTGATCCGCTATCTGGACAAACTCTTGTGGGTCTAGCATAGCGGTTCTCCGTTACTTACTTATCGAGGATTGCTGTGAGTTCTTTGACGAGGGTCTTGCGCTTCTCACCGGAGGTTTCAGCGTCAAGTGCTGCCTTAGCCTTTGTGGGGTCTTCTCCGACCCAACCAAGGACATCCTTGATGGAACCCTCAGGTACGGTCTGTTCCTCTGTTACAGGGGCTTCTACGGCCTCTACAGGGGCCTCTACGGTCTCCACAGGAGTGAAGTCCTTGGCTACTTCTACGTTTGGTCCGCTGGGCGGGGCAAATGGATCGTGATCGCTCATTAGTTTATTCTCTCTCCCCTCGGCCTATCGACCGAGAATACCTTAGGCCTCTTTTTGGCCTTGTTTGGGTTTACTGCTGCAAGGAAAAGGTCGATCTCATAGATCCCGACTTTTCCGTTCGAAATGAACTCTTGGGGGTCCATAATCGTGTAAGACATGCCCTGCTTTGAAACGGATGAAATTCGTTCCGGAAGCGCACATGCCGCTGAACCCATGTCTGCCAGAATTAGCTCGTTTGCCAATCGGATTGCTGCTCTTCTGCCCGCTGCTGGCGGTGGAGTTCCGTAAGTGTATGAGATTGAAAGCTCATTCACAGGGTCCAGAACCCACGGAAGGGCATTTTGCCTGACTAGGTAGCTGTTGTTTCTCAAGGAATATTCACTGGGATCGAGTACTCGTCCCATATACGTGATTGAGCTTACTGATCTGACAGGTGTGTGGCGCAGCCTAAGATTGCGGTGTCCCTCTGAAAAGCGAGGGATATTGTACATGTTCCCGTTCATAATCTCGGGACGGGTTGCAGTTGACAGCGTAACTTCCGATGTATATACTTCAGTTGTGGTCTGAATACCGGTGTATTTCTCTGCTGACAGTTTATAAAGGATGAAGCTGGCGTACTGTACAGCAGAGTCTGTGTATGGCCCAGTTGGGTCAATAGTGTCTGCTGCACTAATCCATAGAGTAGCCATTTTTCTCCAATGCTCTGTTCTTACCATTATACCATAAAGAAAACTGGCTGGCCTCCGAAGAGACCAGCCAGTAGACTTGGTGCTTATTTGATTATGTAGCTGCTTGGTAGCCAGTTCCTGCGGGGATGGAGGTTGTACGTGCGTACGCTACAGGAGCGTCAGCAGCAAACGGCCAAAGTGGGGCAGCAGGTCCGTCTCCGAAGCCTACGTTTCCAACTCCCCAGCCTTCAAAGCTGGTAGCAAGAAGGTCGTTCTGAATTGCACGCTCGCCTGCTTGGTGCATCTGAGTGTACGGGAAGACCCAGTGCCAGTACGGGTTAGTCGCGGCCTGACGACCGTTGACGTTCGCAATGGACCAGACTTCGATAGCAACACCGTTAGGAGTAGCGTCAACACCTACGAGAGGGGACTTGTAGCCAACGGAGTTTGCACCCTGTGTGAGAAGGGTACCACCGGAAATCATTTCGGTGAACTCAGGATCGGGATCACAGAGAGCAATGCTCAGGGTGACTCGCTTGAGTGTGTCAGGGGCCTTCCAAGTAACGCAAACGGAACCGTCTGCGGCCTTGGTTGTGAATTCGTCGCCTGTTTCGTACTCAGGTGTGAACCCGAGAGAAACAAACTTTTTGGTAACATATGAAGCGCTGGGTCCAGTTACAAGTGCGCCGGAAGCTGAAAGTCGTGTAAGACGAATCGCCATTCCCGCAACGCTGGAAGCGTTATCGTGTGCCATGGGTTATATCTCCTAATTCTAAGCGTAATCTAGTGTTAGATCAACAAGTACTGCGTACAGATCGGTAGTTGACCAAGTAACCGCTGCTGAACCATCAACGAAATACTGGATCTCGTTGATCTGTGTGTTGATAGCCTGATTCAGCTTTTCAGGGGTTACAATGGTCGGGCCAATGCGGACTGAGACAGGGCCGGTTGCGTACATCCATGCCTTGCCTGCTGCTGCGTTTGCCCCGTTGGGACCCTTCTTGGAGTAGCCAACACCGGAAACAACAGAGTTTCCGAGAGGGGCTACTAGCTTGTTACCATCTTTTTCGAGGTTGAGGACTGAACCTACAACCCTAGGAGCGTGGATGACACCCTTGGAGCCTACAGAGGCGTTTCCAAGTGCTTCTTCCAGCAGTCCAAGCCCATAACGGACCTTGACTCCTGTACCCGCTGTAGGGGTTACGTCAACGGCTTGCGCTGACGCGAGGTATCTGTTATCATTATCTGAGTCAAGAAGTTTAGCTATATCGCCATTCCAGAATTCAATCTCGATTGCCTTCTGCATTACGATATCCAGCGCATTCTTCGCGCTGGCTTCGATCTCAGCCGGGTTGGTTCCAAAAGTGGAAACCTTCACGGATGCCTTTACGTCGAAAGGGTAGTACGTTTTGAAGTGTTCCTTTGAGGCTGAGTTGTCTACGACAGTCACAGTCTCAATGGGGTTGGCTCCCATGATGGAGCCGTTCGCAATTACCAGTCCAGCATCTTGGTTCTCATAGGTAATACCTGAGGTCCAGAAGCTATCATTGTGGTCGTACACAGTGGTAGCTGGACTCAGAATACCGAAGGAGGCGACCTCAAGTCCCGCTGTGGGGACTAGGGTTGTGTTAGTGCGTGCCATGTAAATTCCTTAATTGACTCTGAGTCCAGCTACTGTTACTGTTTGAACTACTATTAGACTGCTGTGGTTCCGGAAGAAGAACCCTTGATTGCAAGAGCGCTTGTTACGCGGAGGGATTCGACGCCAACCTTGGCAACGCCTTCAAAGTTCTCAAGGAAGATCTTGTAGTCGTTGGTTCCGTTGAGTGTGGAGTCACGGACAAGACCAAGGTCAAGTGTGCCACCGTCGAGGAAGAGGAAAGTGCCCTCGGAGAAGAGGTACCAGATGACGTTGGTCGGGAATCCGAGAAGTGCGCCAGCGTTCTGTGCACCGAAGATCTGACCGGTCTCGCCGTCAAGGAACCAAGAAACGTTGATGTTACGAGTGGAGAACCACTTGTTGATCTCGGCTTCTGCAAGGTTGAAAGTACCATCGCGACCGTCGCCCGGAAGCTGCTTGGTCAGGTCGGCGCGAAGCGCGTTCTTGAACCACTCAGGGAAGAGGACGCGCAGCGGAGCCTTAGGGTCAAGGCGGTAGCGGCTACGGTAAGCAGCAGCAGCCTGCTCAAGCTGAACGAAGATGTCGCGAGCGGCACCAAGCTGAGAAGGAGCGGTTACTGGTGTGGAGAGTGCACCGATACGGGTAAGCAGGCGAACCTCAGAGAAGCGTGCGTGCTGGACCATACCAAGCTGGATGTGGCGCTCTACAAGCTCCGGGTAAGCGCGTGCGCCTAGGTTACCGAAGGTAAGGCAGAACGGGATAGCGTCTGTGTAGACGGTGACTTCAACGCCTGCTGCAACGCGGAGGCAAGGCTTGACTGGGTTCGGAGCTTCCGGTGTGGAAGCGTCGATGTCGTCCTGCATGGTCCATACGGACACAGCGCCCTCAAGGTCAGCAAGGACCGGTGGGGTCATGAAGCGGATACCGCCACGGTCAGCACCGAAGACTGCAAGAGCATCGCGGACTGGGCGGACAGAAGTCTCGCCAAGCTCGAAGATGTCGTAGGAAGTCTCAACCGGAGCGGTAAGACCACCGGCAGCGATGATTGCTTCAGGAGAAACAACAGCGTTGACCTTGGAGCGGTTGCCCTCAATGTCGTTGGCGTTAAGGAAACGCTCAGCCGGGAAGGTTGTGGAGAACTGAGCAACTGAGTGCTGTTCGCCGTCTCCACCGGAAGTGCGGCCCATGCCACGCTGACGGGTGAGGATAGCCTGAGCTACCTCGGAGATGCTGGAAAGCTCCGAACCTGCGGTAATACCCGGAAGGTCAGCACCAGCGGTAATAACTACAGGCGCAGCGGCCTTGATGGTTGGGCGAAGCTCTTCTGGTGCTTCGAATTCTGGGGTGTTAGAGGCAGTCACAGGTTCCTCCGAACTTTCTGTGTTAGTATCTGTAGAAACTTCTTCTACAACTTCAATGGGGGTTTCAGGGGCGCTTTCAGCCTCTGGAGCTTCTTCTACGGAAGTCTCAGTCTCGACTGGGGCTTCTTCAACAGCAGCCTCAGCTTCCGCTGGGACCTCTGCTACGGCTACGTCAGCGACGGGAGCTTCCTCAGATGAGAACTCTTTGAGTTTCTTCTTCTCATCTTCGTCATCTTCTTCGTCGGCTGGAGCTTCCTCAACTGGGGCTTCCGAGTCGGCAGGGGCTTCGTCAGCTACTGGAGCTTCCTCTTCCTCTTCCTCATCGTCAGTCTTTGTTGCGGCAAGTTCTTCGTCACCGGTCTCTTCGCTTACTTCGCTGATGTCGGTTTCGGCTTCAGCAGTAGCGTCACCTTCCGCATTGAAACGGGAGATAGCTGCTTCTGCGGCAGTTGCGAGTTCAGCGGCCTCAGCTACACGACGGCCCTGCTCGTTAACGACTACATCGTTAGCGTCAGCAAGTTCGTTCATAGCGTCTACGGCTTCGCGAGTTGGGTTGTCACCTACGGACTCCGAAAGTGTACCGAATTCGGTAACAATCTGGTCCTGTAGAGCCTGAAGTTCTTCCGGAGAAAGATCGCCTAGACGATCAAGGTTTTCACGGATTGAATCCACAGTGGCCCTCCTTTGATATATTGAGGTGGACAGATTGTCCATCGTTTACGGGTTATCCTGCGGCAGAAGGGCAAGGGCCTATGCACTTGCGCTTTAAAGTATGATCTTAGTATATCATAAAAAAATAGGGGTGTGCACGCTTTTCTTGACAGAACGGGTAGAACAGCGTATACTAGAAAGGCCTCCCGCAAACCGGGAGGCCTTCTAATTTAACGGTTATTGAATTTTGCTCGGAGTTGTGCTAGCTTGTTTGCAAGCTCTGCTTCCTCTGAGGTCTTCATGGTAGCCATGCGAGCGCGTGCGGCCTCTGCCTTGGAAGAAAGCTCAGCGTTACGTGCAGTTACCAATGCAGCCATACGGGTACGGGCAACATCCACGTCAGCAGACAGGGTTGTCTTCTCAAGCTGGTTGATACGACGGTCAAGTGCATCGATCTTGCTGTTCTCCTTGAGTTCAGCCAGATAGGCTGCACCAGCAGCCACGAGAGCACCCGGAACACCACCGGAGGCGGTAATAGCGCGGGCAATCGGGAATCCGGGGACGTTGACATTGCAGACAGCGACAAGCTCCAGACGGCCATTGATCGGACGCCAGTCACCGGAAGGGGATGATGCACGGAAGGCACGGATCTGAGAAGGTGTGACCTCGGGTCGTAGTGCGCCAGCCACATAGATGCCGAACTGATCTTCACCAGCAATAACATCGGCTACCGCAGAGTTCGTATCGTCATAGTGTTTGATGGCTTCTTCAGCAGAGGCACTGAGGGATGCGTGGCCACCGGCAAGGGTAAGCTGTCCAACCTGAATGTCTCCTTCATCCGTACGCAGAACTCCATTGCGGAAGTAGGCGTACTGGGAGGCGGAACGCGGTGGCTTGACATTTCGACCCGGCATACCGATGTGGGAGGTCTGCCATGCGGCAATGTGGCCGAACACACGACCGTCATCCGTTACGGTGAGCGGTGTGGGCTGGGTAAGTCCGGGGTCCTTGAACCACGACTTGGGCGGAACGATGGGAGCAGCAGATGCAGCAATGGTCGCTAGCTGGTACTCGTAATCCTCTGAAATTTCCTCGTAGATGC